TTATTTTTCTCCGATTTTGATTTTTTAGGTGCTGGTGGAGGTTCCTGTTCAAATACACCAGATTCTAAAGAAGCGATTCTTTCTTTTTCGTCATCAACTTCAGGTTTTTCATTTTTAATTTGGTCTTTCATAATTTCAATTTGATCTTCATCTAACATTAATACATTCTTGAATATCCATTCTCTTGAAAAATATCTATCAACAGGAGATTCTGGGTCAATCATAGTTAATAATTGAAGTCTTTTTGTCCAAATTTCTTGTTCTTTAGCTTCAGTAAAGACCGAATCTTTTTGATAAGCAATAGTTATATTATCTCTAAAATCTCCCCATTCATCTTTAGTAATAACTCCACATAATTCTAATTGAATTTTCAAAAGTTCTTTAATTAAATGATCGAATCTTTTACGAAGTTTTACAATAAATCTTGAAAATTTAACTTCATCTCTTGAAATTTCAGCTTCACGACCAACACCAAAACCACCATCAGATTTTAAACGTGATTTAGGAACATGTAAAGCTTGATATAACCGTTCCTGGAAATACATAATATCTTCAATTTGTCCAAGATTAGTTCCAGCAGGTAAAGTTGTTACTTCAGTTCCTCGTCCACCTTCACGTCTTGGTAAGAAAAAATCCTCTTGCATCGATAAGAATTTATGGTCATCTCTAACATTTCCTGTATCAGAATCATATACTAATTTATTACGGAAGTCATTCATAATAACTTTAATATAAGCTTCTGCTCGGTTAGTTGGCATATTACCAACATCAATATAAAATACTCTACGTTCAGCCGCACGACTTAACCGATAAATAACATGAGCATCTTCCATTGCACGTAATTGATTGAGTGGTTTAATTGCTTTATGCAAATAACTTACAACCATATTCCGTGTACTATCAATTAAACCAGAATGAACATAACAAATGGCATCAGGAGCAATTTTAACTCCAATTGCCGTTGTTGCTTCAACATTAACAATTCCACGTTCATTATAAAGGTAATATTCTAAAATAGAATCTACAATTTCAACTCCACCTTCACCTAATTTCTTTTTAATTTCACGGATTTTACGAACTCTTCTAGGATCTAAATATCTTAGTTCCTTAATACCTTCTTGTGGTGTATCTGGATCAACTAATATATGATAAAATAAACGTCCATCAACATACCACCGTCTAAAAATTTCCATACCATCTTCATTGAAATTCAAAAGTTTAAGAATTTCATCAAAAGCATCATGTATTTGCTTTTTGACACTTTCAGGTTGTTCTAATTGTTCTAAATTAATTGATAATGCAGGACGATTATCTTCTTGGACAACTGCATCAGTAATAATATCTTCTATTGCTTGGTCACACTCTGGTTGCATGGCCATGTCTCTATACCGAGTAATTAATTCAGCTTCGTTTTTAGCTGTACCTTCTAAATCTACATAAGTTCCATAAATTCCACCAGAGGCAATTTGTGAGGCACCATCTACATTAGCTGGGATAGCAAATGATTTGTATTTTTGGATAGGATTTTGAGTTCCTATCTGAAATCCCAATAACCGAAATGCCTCCATTAAATAATTTTTAGCCATTATGATTCACACTTTCTAAATATTTTTTATGAGGGGCTTTCATTTTTAATTTTGTTTCTTCAGAATGGTGTTGATGTTTAGCCATGATATCCTATTTTGAGGGGAGATTAATCTCCCCTCTTTATCTATTTATTCGGATTAATTATCCGTTCAAAGGACCAGCATCTCCATCAGTTGTAGGACCATTAACAGATACAGCATCCCACCATTGGTACCGAAATGTACATTGGAACTTTTCAATTGTGTTGTTTGTTCCCCAATCAAGTTCCATTGCACCTACTTCAGTTGGAAATGCTCCATTCATTTTATATTGTTTAATAGTAGGAACATCTAACTTTGAATATTGTTGAACATAAGCATCCACACAATAAGCCGCAGGAGTAGCCGCTGCATTACTACGAATGTTAGCAACATGGGCATTTAATGCACTTAACCAAAGTTCAAATGCATCTCTGATTAAGAAGTTTTCATCATTCATAATTGTTACTGTCCAAGGATCAAATTCACGATCACCAGGATAGTAAGTTTTACGACCCATATATGGTACTTCAATTTCACCTAATTTATCCGCTGGTAACGAACTTGTTTGGGCTAAAAGTGTAACTAATCCACTTGCAGCCCCCACTCCAGTAACTAAACTAGGAAATTGTAAAACGATTTGGAATAGATTGGGTCTGGTACCAGATCCGGTTAAGGCTGCTCGAAACCCTGTAATACTTCTTGCCATAATAGTATCTCCTTAAAACCTTTCTTAGAATTGACCAACAATCTCAGTGAAATCTACTCCAGTAGGAGTAGCAATGAAATTTAATTGAATATAATTAATAGATTTAGCTGGTTGTAAATAAATATCAGCTTCGAATTGGTGTGCATCAATCATTTGTGGTGTATTATTTGTTGCATCACAAACAATTAGATAATTATATAAACCACGTCTACCTTCAATATCACGTAAAAATGGATCAATTAATCCACGGAATTGTGTCCGAGTAGTATCATCATTCAATTCGAATAATGTATATTTTGCCGCTTGTGATATTGCTTGTTCAATATAAATGAATAAACGCCGAACATTAATACGATCAAAAGCTCCCGGTTTAGAAACAAATGTTTTATCACCAAAAAGAACCGGTCCTTGACCTGCAAATGAAACTATGGGATTTATACTTGCTTGATATAAAACATCACGATATGCTTGTTTTGGATTCCATGCAAGAGAAACCACACCCTTTAAATTACCACGATTTAATCCAGCAGGAGAAAACCATGGATCACGTACTTGGTCAGTATAAACACATAATCCGGCTGTATCTCCATTTCCTGGAACCCACCGATAAACATCATTATATTTATCATATTTCTGTGACCAATTACCATCCATAAATGCATAAGATGAATATGGTACAGTATTTGCATAAGCAACAATATCTGTTGCTTCATTTCCTGCATTATAAACAACTGCATCTTGAGGAGGTGAAAAACAAACTACACAATCTTGTCTTTCTTCTGCAATTTCTGTAATCAAATATCCAACTACAGTTGCATCATAATTTGCAGTCAAAATTAAACCAAATGAAAAATCATCCACATTAAATAAATCATAACCTAACATTAATTCTCCATCAGTTACAGTATTATTTCCATCATTTCCACCTTCAAGAAGAGTAACATATTGAATTGCATTTGATCCACTAGTTAATGGTGTATGACCTATTGCATAAACTGCACCAGTTCCACTACTTGTGACAATTGGGATAACTAATGCTGCCGCGGCAGGAACATTATTAATTGCACTTACAACTTGGTTTGCAGTAGTAATACCAGCAGTTCCTGAAGTTGAATTACCTAATGTAACATTAATAGCTGTACCAACTACAGATACACTAGCACTTGTTCCATTTGTACCAAGATTTGTATATTGAATTGTAATATTATTTCCAGCACTTCCAACATTTCTAGCTGTATATAAAATTCCAGTAACACCAGCTTCTAATGTTGAAGTAGCAGCCGTTCCAGCTACATAAAGAGTATCAAAAACCGTATTCTTAGCTTTAGATCCCCAATTATTTAATGGAATTGTTGTCGGAAAATCTAACCAATAAACCCAACTTGATTTACTGAAAAGAACATTTGGATAATAGATACTATTCCCTTGAGAATCTTGAGCATCTGAAGCTTTAGAAACAAATGCATAAGATTCAATTACATCACCAGGGGTTCCTGTAATTGTTCCTAAAGTATCAACAAATACTAAATGAAGTTCATCATTTGATCCACCTAAGGCCGCAGTATATGCAGAAGTCCCTGGAGGATTAGAGAATAAGCCTTTATATTGCCATAATGCAAATTGTTCTGCACTATCACAAATCCAACATTGTATACCATTTCCTAAATCACCCGGATATCGGGCAGCAAATTCACCACTATCTGTTTGTTGACCAGCAGCAAAATTGGTTGTATAGTCGTTTGAATTTTGAATTCTTAAACCAACAACTGGAGTTAAAACCGCTTCTTCAGTAATAATATCTCCACCTGTTGGAATAACTGTAATCGATGGAGGCGAATCAATACTTAATCCTTCTCCAGAACTTGTAACTATTACATCTACGATTTCTCCATTAGCAACAACTACTGTAGCTGCTGCTCCTGAAGAACCAGAAAATTGTAATGTAGGCACATGAACATATCCTGCACCTGGGACAGTAGGTTCTACATATGTTACACCATCATTAATAACCGCAGCATTTCTTGCATCTGCGGAAATTACTCTTACAACACTTAAATTATTTCCATATTGTAAGAAACTTGATGCTGTAAACCATGTAGCAGAAGTATCGTTATCAGGTTCACCAAAAGTGTTTTTTAAAGTAATTTCACTATCTACAAGCGTTTTTAAATTTGCAGGACCCCATGTAAAAGGACCAGCCAAAACACCACCAGTTTCAGCGGTTCCTACAACCGTTGTATCATCATCAATTTCACTAAATTGAACACCTGGACTTAATAAATTAAATGCCATCTTGTATCTCCTTAATTCTTATAATCTTTTGCCAATTATGTTTTAATTCTAATTCATTAAATATTTATTATTTCCAAGACTTTAAGCCCATCCAACTTCCTGTAATCTTTTAAGTCTATCCATATCAATAGATGCTTTCCTTTGTTCTCTTTTACAAAATTCATCCCAAATTTCACTTTGAGCACTTTTCCAAACACATTCTTTAGTTAAAATTTCTTCTTCTTCTTCAATTCCAGTATCAACCCACCCATAAGGTGTTAAATCGTGTTCAAAATTTGGTGCATAATCTTCTTGTAAACTCTCACGAAGTTTAGCTTCTACCAAATCTCTAAAATGTTTTTGAGTTGTTAACCAAGAAAATACTACAAGTGTCATTACCAAATCATCTTTTTTACCTTCATCAGCTTGGTATTTGTCATTTTTTAAAACAAATGAAATCAATTCATCTTTAATATCTGCATCATAAAAAATTAATTTTTTATTTTCAATAAGAGTTTTTAAATTGGCGCATCCAGTTCTACGTACTGGTGTACTCATTTTAACACCGCGTTGAATATTTTTACCTACATTTCCAAATCCTGTTGCTAAAATTTGGCCAGATCTTCCTTTTGTAGCTACCATTAAAATATTTTCATACTCATGAATATGATGTAAATCATCTGCTACTTGATATCCTGGTCCATCCATTTCTAAAAGAATATAAGCATTATTATATCTTTTAGCTACAGGAACAATTTCATCAGCTAATAATACTGGTGGAATTGTATTAGACCAATATTTAGCTACTACTTCATATGGAGAATCTGTTACATCAATGACTGTAAATGCTGAATTATCTAATTGTTTTCCACGGGCTGTATCTACACAAATTACATAAATATGAGGTTCATCTATAGTTGATGAAGGGTCTTTCCAAACATCAAAGAAATGTTGTGAATGTTTTGGAGGAAAAGTTTCTATTAATTTTAAGAAACGTCCTGAAATTAAAGTAGCACCAGATCCAATAAATTCGCATCCAAATTCTTGGTCAAATCTTTCTTGACCAATAATTGATATTGTTTGTTCTGCCCATTCTGGATTTTCATGTCCTGGAACTTCAGTATAATGAACTTCAAGAGCATGAAAATGATTCCACAAAGGATGGTCATGAGGAAAGTTTGCTTTAACCCATAAATCATGAAAAAGATTTACTCCATTAGGTGTTGAAACAATAATAATTTTAGAAGTTGTTCCTTGAGAAATTACAGGATAAGTTGAAGTCCAGAATTTATCAGCTAATTTATTATCAATATGAGCAAACTCATCCAAAAAGATAACATTAAAAGTTTGTCCACGTACAGATGCGCCCGTAGTGGCATAAGCTGCAATAATACATCCATTTTCTAATTCAATACGAGTTTTATTCCAAACTTTAACACCTTGTTGAAGCCACATAGGTAATAATTCAAATGCTAATTGAATTTTTCCTAATAATTCAATGGCCGTTTCTCGCTTATTTGCAAGAATTCCAATTTTTTTATATTTATTAAATAATACGTAATGTAAAAAATATGCAACCAATGTAGTTGATTTGCCTGATTGCCGAGGCATAACGGTAATTACAAACCGTTCTTCATGGACTGTTTTAACTAATTGGGCCTGGAAATCCCATAATTTAAAATCTGTAACACCTTCATCAATTGTAACAACTTGAATATAATTTGTAATAAAAAAAACAGGATCTTCGGCACACTTTTGTAATTTTTCAAATAATTGAGGTGTCCATTTAACATGAACATTCGTATCTTTAAGAGATGGATTACCTAAATATGTACTCATTATCCTATAACTACATAATACCAATTGTAGGTAGTTAATGCAGCCAGAGCCACAGAATTTGATTCTAATACCCATCCAGAAGAACTTAAAGAAGTTACAAATGGAGTAGCAGTTGTTAAAGCGGCCGCCGCAGCATTTCCAGGTTCTAAAATGATTGCAGAAGGAGCGGCTGGTAAATTAATACCAAAAATTACTGTAATAATTGGAGAAGCTGTATTTGGTGAAGATCCTGTTGTAATAGAAATTAATCCCGCAGCATCTTTACCAGTTATAGTTGCTGATCCACTTGTTCCTGCTCCTACTCCAAGTGAATAAGTTCCAGAGGTTCCACCAGCCACAATTCTTGCTGTTATATTTCTAGCCGCAAAATCTCCATTAGTATCTCTCCGAACTAAAGTAGATGGAGTATTAATATTTGTTGCTTGATTTCCGGCTGAAGTTGCAGAAGCAATATTAACCGCAGTTTGACCACCAAC